CCATCCTCTAGTGGAATTTTTGGAACTACCTTGAACCTAATTCCTAATTGGTAGGCGACCTCTCTTCGGGTCTTGCCATTACCAAAATCGGTAACTTCAATATCGTGTGGTGCAAAGTGATCTTTGTAAACATAATCTTTGTCTTTAACAAGCTGAACATAGTAAGGTAAACCTTGACCTCTCTCTTCATGATAATCTATAATGCTTATTGATCTTCCTAACTGCTGATAAAATATAATAGCACTATGGTCGGAGACCCCAAGATCCCATGCTGTTGATACAGGTAGAGCAGGATCGTAGGGAACTCTTGTAAGCTGCTTATCATCATCTAGTTTTGCAATGATGTCTCCATATACTGCACCCTCGATATTTGCTATCCAATCACATTCAAATTCTTGCTGATACTTCTTCTCACCCATAACCTCTTTTGCCTTGACCAACTCATCATTGTCTACGATTAATGTTTCACTAGCTTTTGCCTTGTAGTTGAACCAATCATCAGCACCTTGTGCATGTTGGTATAATTCATAAAAGTTATTGTTCATTCCCATAGGTGTACCAATAAACACACAGTAACCTTTACGATCTGATAATGCTGGTCTAATGATTTCTGGGAATAGCTTACTGTTGACGTTTGCATATTCATCAATCACACATCCGTCAAGGTAAATCCCTCTTAATCCATCTGGCGATTCTGAGCCTAGCAAAGTGATACGAGAGCCATTAGGCAAATCTACACGCAGCTCTGTCTCGTTAAACTTGGTGTGGGGTATCTTGGCGGTAAACTGTTTCATGTAATCCCATGCAATACTTTTTGCTTGTTTGAAGGTGGGTGCAATGTAGGCGTATCTAGGGTTTTTCTGTTTGGACAGTAATGCTGACCTAATTAGGTGGTTAATCATACATACTGTTTTGCCAAACCTTCTGTGACAAACTAATACATTCCATCTGTGCTTATCTATTTGTTTGTGTAAATGAGCCTGGTGCTTTCTTGGTGTGTAGGGTATTTTAATATCCATATCTAGTGTATCATGTCTGACTTCATACCATCTATAGGGTGATAATCAAAACCCATATTGAGCATAGCATAGCTGATAAATAGATCGGCTGATATTTTATTGGGAAAGCCATAAAACTTAATGATGACATTGTTTGTACCTTCTTCTATGTAAGCAACTGAATCTAAATCATCTGCACTAAAGTAATCCATATACTACATGTAGTGGATTTTAAAAAAAATAAAACAGAAAAGATGTCTTTGTATAAAGGGGTGAGTGGCTGTAAGGGTGTCCTCAAGTCCGGTCTATATATAGAAAGAAAACTGCGGGTACAATCTGGGGTATACCGCTAATTAGAATCATTAAAAACTACATTAATCTAGGCAATAATATATCTTAAATAGATTAGTGATAAGAAAACATTATCAAACCTAATTAGATTAATTAATAATAATTGCTTTGGTACTTATTATTTATTGTCGCTTGTTATGATGTGAGAAAAAAAACAAACGCTGTTTATAAATGGATACGATCTTTTAACTACTTTCCAACCATTTGAATTATGTTCAAACTAACTTATTCATGCCTTATTTATGCCATGTGAATATACGAATATAAATCATGAAAAACAAATCAACAAATAAAGGAACTAAATAATATGACTTTAAAAATGACTAAATCAAATGAAGTAATGGAATTTTTTACAATTAAAACATCTGGTATTTCATTAGATGAATTAACATCAATTTTATTACACAAAGCAACTGATGACAAAGATTTAGATGTAATGTTAAAATTACCTTATTCTAAATTAATGAAACAAGCTAAAGATCATTTATTTTATGAGGGTTTAAGACTTACTGAAGATGATATTGATGAAAGAACTAATTTTGATGATTTTACAAAATCATTTAATTTACTAAAAAAGCATTTGCAGAGAAATTCTAGAAATAGTTATTTAGGTAAAACTAGAACGCAAATATTAGAAGAAAAACAAATAAATCAAGATGTAAAAAGCTATATGCAAGGCAGTCAATAATTGCCTAATTATAGCCATATTTATTTATTAACTTTAATTAACTAACGAAAGGAAACTAAAATGAAAGTACAAAACATAACAAGCAACAATGGAAACAAAATAGCAAATCAATTTATAGTAAATGATGACAATGGAAACACTTATTTTCAAAGTTACAATTCTATGATTGTTAAATTAAATGGTGATCGTGTAGAGTTAGATCAAAAATATTGGAACTACTCAAACACAACAGGCAAATATAGAAATATATTTCTTAATGAAACTATAAAAGACACACGAGCCAAAATTAAAAATGGTACTTATATTTTAACAGACTTAAACAAATAGAAGGGAAACATGGAAAATAATAATAGTTATGGAATAGTTACAGGACCAGACAATATATATACAGACGTTTCAAGGACCTTAAAAGGTGCTAAAAGATATGCAACAAATCATAGTTATGACAAAGTTGGTATTAGATATAATTCCGGTTATGTGTGTAAGGTTGTATCAATAAAAATAAATAACAAATGGATGGACCAATAAATGAATGATGATAGTAGTAAAATAGGTAAATTAATCAATGGTTTCAACGATTATTTAAAAAAAATAAATAAAGAAATAGATCTTGATGACCACAGTTTAGCCATACATTATGATTACGATATAGTACCTTTGCCAGATGATATAATTGACAAAGCTAACAGAAAGGAAACAAATGAGTAATAAAACTACTTACAAAATAACAATACATAACCCAGATAAAGTTGATATGAATGATGATATTTTAGATGATCAATCAAGAATGTGGGAAATATACAAAGACTTTGAATGTAGGTCTGATGCAAAAAAATGGTTATCAGATTATATTGAAGTTATAGAAATGCTTAACTAATAAACAAAAGGGAAAAATAAAATGAAAAAAATAAAACTAAAAGAAGTATCAAGACAATTTGTTATTGATGTATTTGATGACAATTTAAGTTTAAGCTATTTTAAACAATCAAATCAAACAGTAGAAGATTTTTTTAAAATGTATAATGTAGAAATTAGAGAACTAGATGAAAACGAAACAATCTATACAGTATAAACAAAATTTAAAAGAACTTATGAGATTAACACTTATAAATATTTTAAATGCTAAAGGTGTAATATACACCTATTATAAACAACAACAAGAAAGGGAATAATAATGAGTAAATGGAACGCAATAACTTTATATGATAATGATGAAAGAACTTATTATAGAGAAACTCTTTCATGGAGAAATGGTATTCAACATTTAATAGAAGTTTTAAGAGAGTTTGGTGATGATGAAACTTACAAACAATCTGAACTATTAGAAAAAGAATATAAAAAAGTTAAAAAACTAACAAAAAAAGAAATGGAAAGACTATTATCATTAACAGATAATTGTTATCTTGACTACAAATTACATTAATCTTTATTATAAAAACAAAAAGATTAATTTTTATCTGGTGTAGCTGTTGAAACATCTTCAGCAGTTACATCAATCAATTCTTCTTGATTATCCTCCCATGAAATTTTAATTGATTGATCTGTCTTAACATTTTGTACCTTATTATCTGAATATAAATCTGTTAGCTTGTTGGCAAGGAAGGTTATAAACTTTGTCTTTTCCCTTATCCATAGTATCTGATTAGGGTTTTCTACCTCTTGATATTGAAAGACTTGCAACAGTTTATCTATTAAAGTTTGAACACCATTTTTTCTAGCCTCTGTTATCCTCTCATTCATCTCGGGATTTTTTTTTAAGAAATGATAAAATTTCATCAAGCTGAAATCGTAATGTTTTTCCTCTAGTATTTCTGTAAGAGTTAAGCCTCTCGTGAGTTTTTCGCAGATTGTATCGGCTTGGTTGGTTGTTATCAAGTCTGACTTTGACTTGGTTGTAATAGTATTCTTTGAGTTGGTCATCTGTATAGTTCCTAAATTGTTGTAATTTACTTAATTGTTTTATCCTTGTTTCATCTGTAAATTTAGCTTTTCTGAAACCTAGTTTGTTTTGATACCCATGATATTTACAGTAAAAAGTACCATTTGCAAGTTCATAACCTTTCATTCTACATGGTATTAGTTTCCCTTGACGTCTACCGGCACGAGTAAAGCCTTGACAGAAAACTTTTCTCATTGGTCTACCTACCATGACAAATTCTCTATTGTAATGTAATGGAAATAGAGCATTGTTATTTCTTTGGTCTACCTTTATAATCAAGATTATTTCTTTTATTGAACGCAACCTTTTCTCTATATCTGGGGTTACTATTCTTACTAATCTTGGTTAATTCATTAATTATCTTTTGAGGATGTACATAGGTAGCCTTACTTTCACGATCTAGTTCAGCTTTTTTCTCAATAGCTAACTTTATATAATATGGATTTTTAGTATCTGATTTAAGTTCTGACAGGGGGAGCTTTGATAAGTTTAATATTAAACTATCTTTATCATTCCTATTATCTCTTATAATTGTATCTATATTATTAATGTATATTGTTTCTTCTAATACTGATCTATTATATACATCTGAGTGATCTTTTTTATACATCTTATTATTATTAGTGTATAAAATTGATCCATCTGATTCTGATTTGATAAATAGCTGATTAATCTTATAGGTTTTACCAGACCTACCTCTAACAGTGGATATGACGTTAAGTTTTTCCAAAGTATCAAGGGTACGTCTGACAGTGATACGAGATAATTTAGTTTCTTTAGCTACAGTTGAATACCTCAAGCCACACTCATAGTTATTCTTCTTCCAAGCATGTTTCATAAGAGACAAGTAGCAGTTGATACAGTTAGATTTTTTAGTACCGCTTAATTTATCCAAATGACCATATAATTTATAAGTTATATGTAAAAAAGCACGACTATTGTTCATGTACGCACACTTTCCTATGATTGTGTTGGAGGTCTAGCAAGATGGACACCCATTGATCCTCATTCATCAACTCAAACTCTGTCGGAGAGCTAGTTATACGCTTGATCCTAAAGGTTAGGGTGGTGTCGGTCAAATTCTTATAGAATACCAAAAAGCAGGGTATATTTAAGCGACTAGCGACTATCTTTGCAAGGGTTGTAGCCTTAAATTTTTGTGATTTATCGTAGCAAGTCTCCAATATAGCCAAAGGTTCGTAGCAACGAGGACAAACCTCAACACTATCAATATCGATCATTGCCACATTTTCGTATTTTCTGTGCCAATCGTTATAACTTCCATTGCTGAAAGCATAAGTCCATCTAGCCATTTTTTATTTCAAATTTATTATTTTTTGATCTGTTTTCTTCAGAGGTTAAATATTGTAAATTATTAAAAGTATGTAGACCAGAAACATTTTTACCACATAAGGGTATAATATGATCTACTTCATACCCATTTGGTCTATTAAAATAAAATAATTTAATTTTATTTTTTTCTTCTTCATTTATCCATTTAGGTATTCTTTGTTTTTTTCTACTATATCTTAAAGCACAATGATAATTTGCTAATCTTTTTCCTTTGTCTGTTTTGCTATAAATTGTTCTAGCTTTAAAATTTGCAATAGGTTGATATTTTTTTCTTATTTCTTTTAATTTTTTAGAACCATGTTCGGATGACTTATACTTGTTTTGTGAATTTTTAAATGATTCACTTATAATATATTCTTTATATTTTTTTTTGTAAGTTTTACCTTTTCTGTAAAATTTATATTTACAACTACTAGAACAATGTTTTGAATTATTAGATTTAGGCACATAAATTTTATTACAATTTTTGCAATTTTCTTTTCTTATTAAAAGAAATTTATTCATATTATTTTTGATCTTTCAGTTTACCTTTTATTATTATAATCTCGTTATTCTTTTCTTCTATCTCTTTTTCAAGTGCAAAAATTATACTAGCTTGTTTCTCAATATATTTCTTGGCTCTTTTTAGTTCATGCTTACACTCGACCTCATCAAACATACCTTCATAGGTCATTTTAATACCTCAATCTTTTTAACTATTGATCTAGGAAATACAGTAACATTACCTATTGTAATTTTATCACCATCTTGAGAGTAAGATGTAAATATCTTAACCATCTTTGCATCTTTAGAATACAAATAACCGGTATCTTGACACCAAGCATAAGTCATTTTATCAACATCATCAAAACTATCAAACCAAGAATTATCATTTAATATATCCAGCCAAATAATTTTTACTCTTTTATATTTAAACTTTTTCGTACCACGCACTGTAAAGATCCTCTATGGTTACTTCATTATTAGTTACTTCTAAAATTTTCTTTACCATTTCTGGATCTGGAAACCTTTTAACTTTAGCTGTCAAGCACCAACGATTTACGCTTGTACCCGGATTTTGTCCATTAAGTCCTAGCATTTGTCCAAAGACATAATAGGATAGTTTCTTTTTTTTTCTATACTCTTCAAGTGTCATAATTCCTTTCCTAATTGATCTGATATAGAGGTATATATATTATATTTATAGCTTTACAATAAAAAAATTTAGTGTATAAAGATTTGAAAAAAAGGAACTTATGAAACTTAAAGAAAAAACACAAGAACAGCTAATAGCTGAAGCGTTTGCAATATTTAATGGTGGAGAGGGATTAGATCATTGGTCTTATTCTAGTACATCAACACCCTTTGCTAAAAATTTAATCAGTTATTCTTTTTTAGAAAAGATTAGAAGATCATGGTTATGGAGATACAAACCATCATTCGGCAATCTAGTTAATAACACAGTACAAAAATTAATTGCAGATGTAATTTACAAATCAAAAACAATTAAAGAAACAAAATGGGATAGAGATTATCAAAAATGTTTTGATAGCGAGTTAGATATTATAAAACAAAAACCACCGGTAGATGCTAAAGATGAGTTCGCTAGAAAAGAAATGCTCTCGTATGCACATGATTGTATTGGGGTAACTAAAAAGGTTGTGCAAGATTTAGTTGGTGATGAAAAATTAGTTTGTGAGCAATATGTCAAGCACAAAGAAATGACAATGATTAAACCTATTACCGGCAGAGTAGACTATGAAACTAAAACAAAATTTATAGAACTTAAAACTAAACCACCTAATATTAGAAAGGTTAAGAACAAGGAAGAGTGGACAATGAGTAGTCAAGCCTTACCCACTGAACCTACCACAGATAACCTTACACAAACTTCATTTTATTATATGTGTACCAAGAAGATAC